ATACTGACGAAGAACAGCTTAAAGATCAAGCAGAATTTTCAGTAACTATGTTTACACCTGCTAGCAGCTGGAAAACGTATAGTGCTGCTGTGGACCCATTTAGAAAGCTTCAGAGTGACTAATAAATAATACTATGAGTTCAAGTTCACGTCTTTATGATAAAATTGTTCTAAGGGGAGACCTAACAGGACAACAAATACCGGGCACTAAAACTTACAAAGGTTTTAGCACCATTAGTCCTGACGCTAACAGTTTTGCTTTGTATGATTTGCCTTTAATTAAGCAGGATATTTTAAATCATTTTCATATAAGACAGGGCGAACGTTTAGAAAATCCAGAATTCGGAACTATTATCTGGGATTGTTTATTCGAACCTTTAACAGAAGAAGTGAAATCACTTATTCAACAAAATGTAGAATCGATTGTGAACTACGATCCACGAGTAATTCCCGATCAAATAGTCGTTACTAGTTACGAAAGCGGCATTCAAATTGAATGTAGACTAACATATCTTCCATACAATATCAGCGAAACACTTCAACTTAGATTCGATCAAGCTAACTCCATTTATTAATTAACTACGCACATTTCAAAATACGCTAAATATTGTATAATTGGGAATAGCGTATGTCAGCAACTGATAGACAAAATAGATTACTAGTAGCCGAAGACTGGAAAAGAATTTACCAGACTTTCCGTAACGCAGACTTTCAAAGCTATGATTTTGAAAATCTTCGTAGGGTGATGAT